CGTCGCCTACGATCTTGCCAATGTCGATACGCAGGGCGGTCCTATATCAAGCAATGTACAGCACGTCGGCATAAGCAATAAGACCACGGGAGCTAAAATAGCGCAGCGCGACTTACGCGCTCTGTCTACACCGCTAGCAAAACATACAATCCAATTAAATCGCAGCGCATATAAGATGACACCGGGCAGCGTGTACAAGTGGTCATGGAAAGACATCGTTGACGATCAAGGAAATAGCATTGTTGATATGGTAATGCGGGCCACATCTGTTAAGTATGGCGATACCGACGGCCCAATTATCGAAATTGAGGGAATAGAGGACGTTTTCAATTCAACGGCTAATGCCATAGCCGCCCCGCCTGCGACAGGTCAAGGCAGCGTTACCAGCCCCGCGGCCGACAGCGCCACAACGCAGCTAGCCGAATTGCCGTACATGCTGAGTGGCGGCGACGGCGCAAACCTGTGGACGATGGCTATCAGACCGTCAGGCAATTATTCCTATGATCTATACGACAGTCCTGACAACGCCGCTTTTTCTACGGATCAAGCGAACAATTCTTTTACGCCTACAGGTGTCTTGAATGGATCGTATGCGCAAAACACAAATGCCATTGATGCCAGCGGGATATTTATTGTTACCGGCTCAGGATCGACAGACCTTGATAAATTAATCAACGCGACGGCTGCGCAGGTTGCGAACGGCTCAAATTTAATGCTGGTGGTGCAAAGTGGCGTCTTTGAAATAATGGGCTTTGAAACCGTCAGTATTTCAAGCGGTAATTACGTTTTTAGCAATGTATGGCGCGGCCTTATGGATACGACGCCGCAGGCATTCACAGCCGGAGCGCGGGTCTGGTTTTTCTCTTACGGTGATGCGCGGGGCGCTTTTACGTTCGGACCCGGTACGACAGCATACGCAAAGCTCCTGACAAGATCGTTACAGAATACGCTTGACGTAAGCTCCGCTACATTACTTTCGCGTACGATCAATCAAAGAGCGCTCAGGCCGTATTCACCCGGTAATGTCACGATCAATGGTAGCGCTACCACAACTACAATTCCGGCGACGGGCGACATCGCTGTCGCATGGGCGCATCGTGACAGAACGCGACAAGGGCTTATCATTGCGCAGAATAACACATCAATCGCCGGCCCCGAAGGTGGTACATCTTATGTCTTGAAAATATATAATCAGTCTGGTACATTGTTGCGAACGGTTTCAAATCTAATTACCACGTCATACACATACACGAATACAAATGAAAGCGCCGATAATGGCGGGAGCCTTGCAAATGCGCTGACTTTCATTTTGTATGCGACGCGGGACGGTTTGACAAGCTATCACGCGCAAAGTCGAGGCGTTTCACGTACCGGGGCTACGCCGTCCAATCCAGCCTATTCGCCGTCCGGTACGTGGTCACAGCCTGCAACGGGTAACGCTACATCAATTGGCGGTGTTACCGTTACAGGGACGCCAAGCGGAACCAATAACACTCCCGTTTACGATCCGTCAACGGGCACCATTACATGGCAGCCGGGCGGCGGCTTAACCGTCAGAGAAGTGGACGGCAGTCCGTCCATTTCTACTACAGCGCTTGAATTACCAAACGGATCATTGACAAATCCAAGCGCGGGCGTAGCCCGATATACTCCTACGACGTTTGGCGCGTCAGGAACAGGTCATGCCAGCGGTGACGTGCCCGACCCCGGCGCTGTTGCCGGTACGACTAAATACTTGCGTGAGGACGCGAGTTTCGCCGTCCCACCCGATACAACCTACAGTGATTTTGTAGGCGCGGGCGGTTCACACGCGCATGGCCTTGTACCTGACCCCGGCGCAACAGCGGGCCTAAATCGTTATCTAGGTGACGATGGTTTATGGAAAACATTTCCTGCGAATATGGCAGGTATAGTAGCTGTCAGGATCAATACGGCCGGCAACATTCAATCTATACCGAACAACGCATCTAGCCCATTTACTAATTTAGCCTGCGAATTAACTGATTATGATACGCATGGAATGGTGACATCCTCTAGCAAGCTGACTGTGAAGATTGCCGGATGGTATCATTTATATTTTACCGCAGGTTTTAATACGAATACGACAGGCCATAGATTTGCTGCATTCAGAAAGAATGGAACCGTATTTTATGATGGCGATTCAAACAATGGTATATCCGGCGATTGGACAAGGTTAAGCGTATCGACAGCGATCTATTTAGCTGTCGGGGATTTTATCGAGGTACCCGTATTACAGGATAGCGGTGGATCGTTGAATATCATGGAAGGCCAAATAGGCATGTACATGATTGGCGCTGGGCCTACGTTTAATTATACAGGATGTAGGCTGACAAGAGTTACCGACCAAACAATTTCAAATAATACCGCCACTGTATTAACTTTCACGGGTGAGGATTGGGACACTGGTAATTTCCACGATAATTCAACTAATCCAAGCCGAATTACCTTTCCGGTCACTGGAAAGTATAGAATTTGGGTACGCGCGCCATTCGCATCGTCTACCGCAGGCACGATAAGAATTATTGGATTTATAAAAAACGGTTCCGTATCAGTACCTATTGTACAGCATAGGAACATGCCGCCTAGTAGCAGTGAATTGACATATCTTGAATGTGATGTAGAGGAAAGTTTTGTCGCTGGTGATTATGTTGAGGTACAAGTATTTCAGGATAGCGGCGGCTCATTGGCTATTAAATGGTTTGACGGCATATTCATCAGGGCGGGCGCAACATTGCTTGGCGCAACGCCTGTTACCTATTTGGCTAATCAAGATTGTGCGCCGACCGTTACCGCCGTTGAAAATGACGAATTTGAAAATAATACCCTCGATCCTAAATGGACAGTCGTAAATAATACGACGGCAGGCATTGACATTAATAACACTTTCAAAAGTATCTTGATGGCAAAATTTACCGGAAATCAACAGTACACAATAAGCGAACCGTGTACCGCATCCGGCAATTTCTCTGTGACCGTCAAATTCCATTTATCGCCATCAACAAATACAGATACGACCCAATTTTACATTTCTGATTCGACTATTGCCAATGCAGTAATATGCGTTTTAACTTTCGCGTCCGGCGCTCTGAAGATACAGACAAGCGCGTTTCAATCTAGCGTTTTCAGCGTCCTAACTACTGCTACCCTGACAACGGGTATGGTATCGGCGATATATCTTCATGCGCAGCGTGAAAGCGGTGTATATAGAACATTTTATTCCTTTAATGGTGTATCATGGTTTCCGCTCAATACCGGATTTACACCATCGGCAACATTAACTGTCAGCAAGCTGATAGTTGAATTTGGCAGATTTGGTGCGACGGCAAAACAAATGATGGGTATTGATTTTATAAGGCGTGATTGGTTTATGCACCCGTAACGGATTCTTAACTTAAATTTGAAAGGACACCAGCATGAAAAGACAGATTACGAGTATTATCCTAGTTTTGACATTATGGTCGTTTGCGATCCTGCAAACAGCCTGCGACACAGCCAAGACCTTAACCACAGCCAAGGTCACCAGCCGGGCCGTAGTGGCCGGGGTGGAAACGGCAAAAGCGTTCGTCATCGCGCTATTGCCGACGCTTAATATTGATGAACAAGAGGTATTGAAACAGGCAGAGCCAATAATTCAACAGATACACGACCTTGACGCTACCATTCAATCAATGTCAGACCTAAAGAACAAACAGGCCGTCATTGATGCAATCGGTAAGATCATTACATTAATTATCCAATGGAATGATACCGGCCTTTTGAAAATCAAGAATCCGCAGGTGCACCAGCGCGTCACACTCGCATTAGCTGCGGCAAAGGGTACACTTGCGGGCCTGAGCGCTTTGTTAGGCGGGCCTATCACAAGTTACAATCTGACACCGGCAGAGCAACGATGGTCAGATGCGATCCGAAAGGGTCTTACTGAAAACGATGTTTCCAGTATTACGCTGAAATTCACCTGTGATGCGGCTGACACAGGTATTAACCTTGATAGTTGTATCTTAATCAACGAAGAGGTCAGATAGATCGTCTCGCGAACCGGCGGCCTCGATCCGGGGGCCGCCCTAGAATCGCCTACAATCGCCGCTGACGCAGCCGGGGTATTTCGCCTCGATCCAAAGGCGGCGCGTTCCACAGGAGCCGATGGCTGCGCAAGCGCACCCTCTGTGGAAAGCGACAGGCGATAGCTGTTTCGGGGAATCAGGCCCTACCCCGGCAGGTCTGTTAAGTCTATCTTCGTGACAGCGAGAATGCCGCTGGAATGTTATTTGATT